GAGTTAGATACGCAAGCGTCGATATTGAAAAAAACGACAGATAGGGTGCATTTTGTGCCTAAGCCTATGATTTCATTACGAAAGAAAATTCGAAGAAATCGCTTGGAATGCCTGTTATGTCCCTTTGTGTCGCTATTGGTGACCCTAGATTGCCCATGCGTTGCACCCTGGCCTTGGCATTGCCGATCACCTTGCGCCGCGCCATGCGTTGCACCCTTGCGGAACACTGACAGGAAACCGGGCGCGCCACGTATACGCGCGGAGCTAGAGACAGCCCGAGGTGTGGCCTAGGGTTATCGCTGGGTCATTTTGTGACAGATTGTCAAAACCACCGATTGGGAAACAGGGGAACGAACATTCCACGTTGGAACGTCTATTCCGCCTTCAGTGCCGTTATGTGACCCTAAGCCTGCCCTAACTGGCATTGGAAGGATACCACATCCATTCCATGTTGTTGAAATCGTTGGATATTCCCTTTGGCTGTGACAAATGACGTGACAATAGGAGCCTTGATGGGCCGTGAGGTGGCCGACGAAGGGGGCATGGGGGGTCTTCGCGCGGTTCCGCTTTCTCGATGGTCGCTCAGAAATTTGTACCAAATATTCCGACCCACCTCAGGGTCACCATCAGGTCCACCTCCAGGCCCACCTAGCGTCTGTCTGTCTAGGGGACTACGGACTACCTGTACCCCCTAGGCCACACCATGGGAGAACTTCATGGGGGCCATAAGGGGAGCCTTGACTGAAGGCTATCAGGTGTCACCTAGGGGTCACCCTAGGGGCTACCTTATGGTTCCTCTCAGGTGACACTTAAGGTAACACTCTAAGGGGAACCATCGGGGTAGTCCTAGTGGTGGCCTTATTGTCCACCGAGGGGTTCGTGAGGGCCTAGAAGAACCGAGGGGGTGACTGTAAGGAGCCCCCGAGGGCGTTCTCCATGAAGCGAGCCAGCTCCGCATCGAGCAGCTCCTGCTTCCTCTGTTCGACAGCCACAGTCGTGTTCCTAGCCATCCATTCGATCCAGTAGGCGACACAGCCGGCCACAGCGTCCAGTCTGTCGTCATGAGCCAGGGCACCACGGTTCTTGGTGATCCGGGTCATCTGGTAGAACAGGCGGAACTTGTTGACCTCGTCAGGGATGAAGGCAGCGGTGCTGTCGTAGTCCCATTCGACCACCGAGGAGCAGACCACGAGCCGGTGCTGGTTCATGATCGGTTCGAGGGTGTCGATGATGCGGGCTTCCTTCTGGGCCTTGGACCACTCAGCGTCCTCGATCAGCACGGGGTACCGCAGGGCTGCCCGAGAGCGGAGGAGCTGGGCGAACATGCCGTCGCCGTAGTTGGGCTCGACCTTGATCGTGTTGACGCCCTGCTGCTTGGCGCAGTCGAGGATCATGTCCAGCACCTTGTCGGCGTAGCCGTGGCCACGGACAGCGCCCACAGCGGTCAGGTAGAGGATGCCGTTGAGCATCTTGACCACGGCCCACGCGGTCTCGTCCTTGCCCCGGCCCGAGGGGTCGATGAACATGCACGATCCCTCGTAGTCGAGGAAGTCCTTGTCGTGGAAGATCGGGCGGTGGTAGCGGTCACCCGGCAGCCCGACCATGGGCAGCTTCTCGTTGACCTGTTCAGGGCCTGAGCCCCAGACAACCTCTCTCGGGGCCTTCTTCGGGTTCAACCCCATGACGATCAGATCGGACAGCTTCAGCGGGAACCTGTCCTCGTCCGACAGGCTGGTGTCGAGCATGAACTGCAGGGAGAAGCCTGAGCGGCCATAGGACAGCTCACGCTCGGTCAGGTCGATCTCGTTGAACCGCTCGGGGTCCGTCGTGCTGCCCACTATGTCGGGCTTCTCGTCGAGCATCCTCCCGAACATCGGGGCGAGCCTCGAACCGTACTTGGCGCGGCGCTCCTCGTCGGGATAGCGGGCCGGCCAGATGCGAACCACGTAGCCGCGATCCGGCAGGAGGTTGTAGATCGACATCTCGGTCTGCGGGGTGCCAAGGTAGATGATGCGGCCACCGGGCGACAGGACGGCGTCGAACTCTTTGATCTGTTCGGCCAGCTTCTCGCGCTTCAGGTGGGTGTCGGAATTGTTCGGGACTTCGATGTCGTCCGCGATGATGTAGTTGGCGCGCGATCCAGCGATCTGCGAGGTGATGCCTAGCGACTTCACCGAGGGGCTGTGGGACGCACGGGCGGGGCCGACGTCAAATGCTACCTTCGACTGCCGCTGGTCTGCTGTGGGCCTCAGGTGGGCCAGCAATTCCATCTCAAAGATGAGGCGCATGGTGAAGGTGGAGAAGTCATCGGAGCGCTGCTTGGACGCCGAGATCACGAGGACCTTGGCCTGCGGGTCGCAGTAGAGGAGCCAGCACACGAATGCCGACGTGACCCAGCTCTTGCCGACGCCACGGAAGGCCTCGATCACGAGACGCTTGGGGCCGTGCTGTAGGAACGATGCAATGTCGTACTGGACCTTTGTCGGGTCCGGCAGATTGAGGTGCTTCCACACGACGTAGAGGAAGTTGCGGAAGTCCAGAAGGGGGTCGTTCTGCGTCGACAGGTGCGTCGAGGCAGCGAGGGTCTGCTTGGTCATTTGCTCCTAGTTGTTCAGGGCGTAGAGGGGGTCAGGAGAGGCTCTGCGAGCTTGGGGCATCGGTGGGCCGGGATGGACCTGAAGCCTCTCCTGAGGCTCTGCTACCGCACGAAGCGGGTGGGATCGACAGCTCCGCTCGACTGGATCGAGGCGTAGCCGAATGGGGAGGCGTGGAGACCGTCAGCCGTCCACTTGCTGGCCGTGCCGTCGAACTTCCACTTGCCGCTGTTGCGGGCCGTTTCGATCACGTCAGCGATCTCGAAGTAGCCAGAGCTTCCCGCTACGCCGGCACGGATGGCGTCGTTGTAGGCTGCGATCTGGGCAGCGTTCGAGTTGAGCGTCTGGCCGGTGGCTGTGGCCCAGAGGTCGCTGGAGGTCGACGATGGCGAGGTCGTAGAGGTGAACCTGACCTTCGACGCGAAGTAGCCGAGGATGGTCTGCTGTTCAGCCAGGACGGCGGCGGCTGTCTTGTTCTGGCCGGTGCCCGACCGTAGCGCGTTGATCGCGGTTTGGACCACGACGTGCGAGCAGTACTGCTGGAGGGCCTGCCTGCGGGTGCTGGAAGCGATGAACTCGGACAGGCTGTCACCCGCCGATCCTGCGTTGATGTAGCCCATTGCAGGGCCTAGCGAACGGGCCAGCTCGCCACTGTCACCAGCGGCATTGAAGAAGTCACCAAAGCCTGCCACCCGGCTGTCGCCAATGAGGAGGACCGAGGGCTTCCGCGTGTTGGCAACGATGGCCGAGGGGTGGAAGATCGCGGCGTCGTTGGTCGTCTTGTTCGGGGTCAGAGTGCCACCCATCGTCTTATCGGTGATACCCGACGCCGCGTACTCGTAAGCCTCGCCGTTGGCGAAGTCACAGGTCCAGAAGTTGGACCCCGAGGTCGCGTCAGAGAACACGATGGAGTGTGTGGCGACCGCATACGTGCGGACCCAGAAGCCTGCCCCGTTGGGGATGTTGACGTTGACCCAGTCGGACAGCAGCGGAACGGTCCCCGTGGCTAGGCCCGAGGTGGCCCCTGCGAACAGGACTTGGGTGAACACCCCAGCAGGGTACTCAATGGCTGCCTTGTAGGAGATGTTGCCGGTGACGCCGATCTCGGTCTTAGTGCTGGTCCGATACCAATACCAAGCGGGCAACTCGATCTTGAGCGAGGTGATGTCGTCCCGAGCGATGTGGTAGGTGCGACTGTTGGCCTGCTTGTTGGTGGTTGAGAGGTTGGTCGGTATGCGGCACTTCGTGGCGACTTGCCCGAGGTAGAGCGAGGCCAGCGGAGTGGAGGCGGTCGTCAGCAAGATGTTCCGAAGGACGCCTTTAAGGACGACCCTCGGAACCGCTCTAATGTGAGCCATTAGTCGAACAGGTCAACCACGACAGTGCCCGACGTGAAGCCGCCCGTCTTGACGCCGATACGGAAGTACCAAGCCGAGCCGGCAGAGCCGGTGTTCTCGACCGGGGCGGTGAAGCTTGCGACGTCAAGCCAAGTGACCTGATCCTTGGACCTCTGCAGGACCACGGTTGCAACGAAAGTGCCACTGACGGTGATGTCGAAGGAGTTGCCCGGCTGAATGAGGAGGGGCGTGGTGAAGGTGTTCTGGGCCGTGATGTTCATCAGTTTCTGTACCGGTCTTGGTGTTCGGAGCCGTCAAACGGCAGATTGGCGACGATGTCGTTCACGGCCTTGTTGGTGCCTGGAGCGACGGTCGTGCCGGTGTGCTTGAGGAAGTTCAGGATGACCGTCAGGGACGCCGCGTCGGGCGTGATCTTGACGGCCTCTCCGGTCTCCTTGTCGACCACTGTTCGGCCATCCGTCAGGATAGTCTTGAGCTGGCCGGCGAACGTGTCGAAGAGGTCTTCGAGGGCGGTCGAGTTGGTCTTCACTTGGTGTCCTTTCGGGTCATGTCGCGGACCTTGGCGACGATCTGGACGACGAGCCAAACCGTGCCGAGGAGGGGTGCGATCAGAGCTGCGCCGTCAGACGCCATGTGGAGCCACGGAAGCCAGACAGCGCTGGTTACTGCGGAGACGGCGACCGCAGCGGTGGTGTTATCCACGGCAGTAGTTCCTGTGATTAGAGCGATTGGGGTCATAGTTCGGAGGCCCATAGCCAGAGCGCGTCAGTCTGCTCCGGGGTGATTGAGAAGGTCGCGCCGAGGGCGTCGACGAGGGGGTGGGTGCGGCGGAAGTAGCTGGCGTATCGCCACTCGACCATGCCGGCTGGATCGTTCACCAGCTTGAAGTCGACATCAGCCTCGTGGATGCCAATGGATAGGAGCGCCAGACGGAGCTGCCTCGCGGTGAGCGATGGCAACGTGGGTCTGACCTCCTCAGGGGTTGGCGGGACGAAGGGGGTAGCGTCCACCGAGGCAGCCGCGAAGATGTCCCTGCCATACTCCTCAGTGTCATCTGGAGATGCCGTGAAGGGTATCCAGCCATAGACCGGATGGTCGATCTCGCAGTCGATGGTGCCGGCGCTGTTGAAGGCGGCGTTGCGGTGATCCATTAGGCGATCCTTAGAAAGAGGGTCGTTATGCCTGTGCCACCAACCACACCCATCGTCCTCCATGTCCCCGAGAGAACTGAGCTTGTTTGGACTTGGTTGACGTTGGAGTATTTGAGGCTGGACCCGGCGATGGTCTGACCCGGCACCAAGGAAGGCGAAGCCACGGTGACCACGCACATCGCATACGTTCCGATTGCTCCCGTACCCATGGCTGCCACAATGTCAGCGACCGCAGACGCGGCGGGGATCGGGCGAAGGTAGTTGTCAGCGCCAGCCCCGAGGGCGTTCTGAGTGACGAAATAAGCCCCGGTGGACCCGGCAGTGCTATTGTACTCGGACCGAAACAGGCGCGTGGTGATGTCGCCGCTGGCGTCACGAATGGGGACGGTGTTGACGGCGTTGACAGCGGAACCTTGGGAGCCATCGAGCATATCAGCGTCAAGACCCGAGCCAGAACCATCGTTGGCCGAGGTCCAGATCAGGTTGCCGAACGCGTAGGCATCGCTGTTGGCGACGTCGAGCTGTAGCGCGTGTGGTCCTTCCCAGGTCCCGTCGTTGTTCCTGTCGACTAGGACGTAGAAGTTGTTCGAGTTGGCGTGGACCCAGAAGTCATAGGCACTCGCGTCCACGTCCTGCATGTACAGCATCGGGCCGCTGTTCGAGATCGTGAGAGTGCCCGTGAACGTCTTGGCGGTCTGGGTCACTGGAAGCCTAGCGTCCGCGATGGTGCCAGCATTCAGGTTGGTGGCATTCTGGTAGAAACTACCTTGCTGCCCATCGAGCAGATCGGCGTCGAGACCAGAGGCCGCTCCGTCATTAGCTGCGGTCCATACCGTGCTACCGTTCAGCGTGAATGAGCCTGAAGTCGAGAAGGTGATGCCGCCAGTTCCAAGGCTTTGGATGCTCAAGGACCCATTGACGCCGGGGTTCCTGATGATGCGAGCGCTGAAGTCGGCGTTCGTGTCCTCGGAGTGGAAATCGATGTAGCTATTCCGGTCCCCGGTAAGGCTGCCACCAATCTCGATACCGGGCACGTTGGTGAGGGCTTGTTGGAAGTAGCTTCCGTGCTGGCCGTCGAGCAGATCGGCGTCTAGGCCTGTGCCTGCGCCATCCACGGTCTTGATTGCAGTAAGTATCTCGGTAGGGGTCTGGTCCCCCGTGGCACCAGCTTCTATTCCGTCCAGCTTGACCTTGTCGGCAGCAGACATAAGGCCAGTGCGGGTGGAGGAGACGAGGGCCGGCCCGTCAAAGCCAGCCCCCTGTGTTTCCCTACCGAGGTCGGATGCACCGACGTCGATAGAACCTGTCATGTTATGCGACCCTTTGGATCAAGTATGTGTGGCCATCGGTGACGACGGTCTGGTTCTGGCCCTGAAGGTGTGTAGTGGTTCCCAAGACGCCACGGCTCCTCCACGTCCCGCTCAGGGTCGTCGTAAGGGTGCCGTTCATGGTAGTCGGGAAGGACCCATCAGCAATGTAGTAGACCATCGTGTGACCAATCGGGTACACGGTCTCAGCACCGGACGTGCCAGTGTAGACGATTGCTGCACCAGCCGGACCCTGTGGGCCGGTGTCGCCCTGCGGACCACGCGCACCAGCAGGACCAGTCGGGCCGGTAGGACCAGCAGGACCCTGAGAACCAGCCGGACCAGCGTTGCCCTGCGGACCCGTGGGACCGGTAGGACCGGAGGGACCAGCCACACCGTTCGCACCCTTGGCGACAACCTTCTGCCAGTACGTGGTGTTGTCCGGCTGGACGTTGATCGTCTGCCCGGTGCCGACGCGAATGTAGCTCTCGCCAGACCAGTAGACGACGTCCTTCGGGTCGTAGTTCGAGGTGCCGACATAGGTGCCCTTCCAGAGCATCCCGTAGGTGCCTGCGGGGCCAGTAGCGCCGGCTGGGCCGGTCGGACCAACGACACCCTGAACGCCCTGAGGACCAGTCGGACCAGTCGGGCCTGCGGGGCCAATCGGGCCGGTCGCGCCGGTCACACCTTGCGGACCCTGAACACCCTGCGCACCTTGTCCAAAGGCAACGCCTGCGGACCAGTCGCCGGACGTGGCCGAGAGCTTCCAGTACATGAGGCCCTCATTGAGGGACAGGTAGGCGAAGCCCTTCGGCTGGGTGTCGTAGGTGGCCCGGTCGGTGCCGGTGCCGAATGCGTTCGGGTTGAAGGACGGGCCAATGACACCCTGCAAGCCCTGCGGACCCATGATGCCCTGCGGACCTTGCGGACCAACCGGGCCTTGCGGGCCAACCTGACCTGTCGGACCCTGAGGACCCTGAATGCCAACCGGGCCTTGATCGCCAACAGGACCCTTGTCACCTTCAGGACCACGCGGGCCGGACGGCATGTTGTCCTCGGTGTAGATCATGAAGGCACCTTCGCTGTCGAAGCCCATGATCTTGTTGCGCCGATCTTCAATCGACGGGATCACGAGGTTGACGCGACCTGCATCACTCTCAGGTGCGATGATGACGCCGGTCGCAATGTGGACCGCGACGTCCTCGGCCTCTTGGGCGACGTAGAGGGCCTGAAGCTGTGCCCTGTTGAGGTCGACCGCACGGAGCGAAGAGCCGTCAGCGATGGTCACGATGGGGGACGCGGAGGGCGTCTCACGCGCGATCTTGACCTTCTTGCCGGTCGCCGGGGCAGTGTTGAAGCGGATGGAGTAGACGCCCATCCAGACGAAGTCGCCGTAGGGCACACCGTCGATGTAGACCTTGACGTGATCACGGTCGAGGTAGGGGAAGTCGAACGTCCAGTCTTTCGTCGCGCCATCGGCGTCGTAGAAGACCATGGACTTGAGTATTGAGGTGGCCATTTGTTCCTTCAAATGAGAAAGGCCCCCGGTGGTTAGCCGAGGGCCTGTTGTTTAGGTGCCGATTTGGGTTAGTGCTTGCCCACGCGCGGGGCGTGTTCGGGCATGTCGCTGATCAGGGAATTGATCGTTGCCGTGACCGGCGCGAAGTTGCCGAACATAAGGACCCGAGCTATGGAGCGAGCCTCATCCTGCGACCAGTCGCGATCCTCGAACAGACCGGCGAATGCCGCTGATGCCTGCATGAGGTCGTCGACACCGCCCGTGGTCGGGTTGCCGAGGAAGATGTCGCTAGGCTGCCCCGAAGTTCTCGTAGCGGAGAACCAAGGTTCCCTGCGGGTGGCATAGCGGGCCGTGTCGATCAGCATCGGGAGAACCGAGGAGGTTCCCGAGCGAGCGAACGCCGCAGCCGCGATTGTCCCCGGAGCTAGGCGCTTCTCAAGGAACTGGTCCTTGTCGCTGCGTCCAATGGCCTGAACCTTGGTCTGCAAGACATACGACAGACTGGCGAGGCCCATGGTGAAGGCCAGCGTCTTTGCTGCGGTCACGTCGCGGAAGTGGAGCGCCTTGAGCGTGTCCTTGACGTAGGCCCCGACCATGAAGGTGCGGAACTGCATCAGAGCCCGCGCGAGCGGGTAGCGCATGAACGGGATCAGCGCCCCGATGTCGTTCCTCTGGACGAGGTTGTGGGCGAGACGCCGGCCAGCCAGACGGAACATCGTGGCGGCTTCCCTGTCGTCCCATTGGGCGAAGTTGATCTTGGCGACCTTCTTGCCGATACCGGGGACGCGCTCAACGTGCTTGTTGAACTGGCCCATGATCCGCTGGGTCATGTCATCAGACAACCCGAGGTCTGCCAGACGTTCCTTCGTAAGACCCTTGGAGCCAGCCGCCATGTCCGAGAAAGTCTGGACGATGGAGTTGCCCACCCAACGCTCTTGCGTGATGGTGGACTGCAGCAGACCGGAGCCCTCTGCGGTGACCCTGTTGGCCTTCTTCATGAACTTCTCGATCTTGCCTTTGACACCCATGGACGGCTTGTCAAAGAAGTCTCCGTACAGCTCGTATCGGCTATCGTGCATGTCCCGTAGGCGGTCGATGCCGGTGCCGAAGATGCTCTCAACCTCGTTGGCCAGGTTGTCCCTCAGGATCGTCTCGCCATCGGCGGTGACCATTCGGCGGAACGCGGGAGCATGTTGCAGCGTGGCCTTGAAACCGAGCGCAGCAATAGGCTTGCCGTACTCCGCTATCTGAGCGAAGCCGACCTGACCGAGCAGGCGGGTGAAGTTGTAATTGCCGACCTGTCTCAGGAGCCAGTTCACGTCACCGCTGTTGTCGGCAATGGGTCGCCCCATGATCGAGTTGTAGGCGATGTTGAGGTTCCTGATGTCCTTCTCGGCACCCTTCTCGGCGTCCTTGATGGAGCCCTTGTGGTCGGCCCACTGTTCCCTGACGCGCTGTAGGAGTGTGTCCCACTCGGCGTCACTGGTAATGCCGTTGATGACGACATCGCCAGACCTCGGGTCGCGCACCACGTACTTGGACAGAGCCACACGTCCGGTGTTCCGGCGCATGTACCTATCGTAGTTGTGGAAGGCGTTCGTCTCCATGAGGTCGTAGACGTCGAGGGCCTTGTCGGATCGAGTGCCGTCTCTGAGCAACGGGTTGTTGACGCGGGCGTGCTGCATGTCAATGAACAGGCGGTGCTTGAGGGTAGCATCGCGTCCCGCATCGTCGGCCTTGGTGAAGCCCTTCAGCAGGGCCTTCGCGTCGTCCTCAGCGAGCCCACCGTCCTTCTTCAGGATGTCCAGAAGCGACGTCATGTCTTCCATCGAGATGGACCTACGGGACAGGTCTTCGAGACCATGGGCGCGGTTCATGATGGCCTTGACGAAAGACTTGGACATGCGGCTGATAGCAGCCTCTTCAAGGAACGGGGATGCCTTGCGGATGCCGTTCCCGATGGCTTCCTCGATCACACCATCAGCGAAGGTATGGCGGGCGTTGACGAGGCGCTGATCGTCCCAGACGTGAGGGACGTAGTGCTTGTCGGGCTGGAGGAACTCGGAGCCCTTCGCGCCACGGTAGGCTTGGCCTTCGCGGACGCCGGGGTTGGTGAGGAGCTTGGCCATTTCCTGATAGCCTTCGGACAGCTTGTCGCCAGACTTGCGAACCGCTTCCTCGTAGTAGTCAGCCCTGTTTGGCCTCTGGTCTTCGATGTAGCGGGTCACCAACGAACCGAAGTCGTTGAATGCCTCGTCCTTGTCGAAGCGACCGTACTTGCCGGCCTTGACGCCGTTGTCGAAGTACGCCTGGAACTGCGGCTTGGTGGTGATGGCAGCCGACCGTGAGAACTCGTCGTAGAGCTGGGACTTGATCTCGGTGACCGCGATCTGGTTCACAACGGCCTTGTCAGCCCGACCCACGCTGTCCAGCACGAGGCCAGACAAGAGCTTGGTCGTGGTGCTTCCCTTGGAGGTCTGCAGTTGCGCCGAGAGGTCGGCACGGACGCGGCGGAAGGCGGGGTTCTGGAAGTCCTCGTGGCCAATGACCTCAAGGGCCTCGTCGTTGACGAAGGTGTCGGCGTTCAGGTTGCGCGCAGCGCCGGTCGAACCGGGGGCGACCTGTACGGTTGGGTTCAGGTTGTTGCGGACGACACGCTCGATCTGCTCGCCTTCAATGGCGGTAGCCGACTTGGACATCAGGGCACCCACGAGGGCACCGCCAGCGCCGCCGAAGACGGTCCCTGCGAGTGCGTCCATCTGGTCCCTGTGGGGATTGTATTGGGCAGCCACCTCGGCACCAGCGAAGCCACCGGCAGCGCCAGTTACGGCACCGTGGAGGATTTCACCGAAGCGTCCTGCACGGCGCAGGAAGGCGACCTCAGGGCCGACAGCGGCAGAAGCCACAAGGTCAGCACCGAGCTGCGGGATGTCGAGGATCGAGTTGGCTATCGAGGAGAAGGTGCCAAGGGAGCCAGCCGCCGCGAGGGTCTCGCCCGACTTGGCGTACTTCTCAGCGTCGTTGAGGGTTTGCTGGAAGTGTTCCTCAGAGTGCGGGGTGTAGTGGCCGACGTAGTCCTCCACGTCAAATCCTCGGTTCTTTGCCTCCTCCTGCAGGCGACCGTAGTCGAACTGCCAGTTGGGGTCCGGTGCCGGATCGGCAGGACCGAAGAGGCGCTTGGAGATACCCGGAATGGAACTCTCCCGATCATAGCCAGCCTTGAACGTCTCGAAGACGCTGGGGCCTTCATCAGCCACCGGAGGCGGCGTGTATGAGGGGTAGTCGGGGATCTCGTTCGGAGCCTGGAGGGCCGTGTCGTTGCTGTACTGGTCAGAGGTGCTGATGGGCGTGAACTCCATGTTCAGGAGCTTCGCGGCCTTGGCACGTTGGGCGCGCATGTTCGCGCTCTCGACCTTCTGCCGAACGGTCGTGCCGTTGTCGACAGCGTCGTACTTGCCGGGGCCACCAGCGTTGATCGTCGAGTACATGTCGAGGAGGCTCATGCCGGGTTTCCAGCCGCTACCTTCAAGGTAGTCGAAGGAGGACTTGACAGCTTCCTCAGGGGTCAGCCCGTCGTGATAGTTGAATTGTTTGCGTTGCGGCTCGCCCATCTGGATGAGGCCGCGATGCTGGCCCCACTTGGTGACTGGACCCTTCTGCCAGATGTCGAATGTGCCGCCGGTTTCAAACCCTACGAGGGTGGCAAAGTCCAAGGGGTCGGCACCACGACGTTTGCTCTCGTCGATGATGGCCTGTGCTAGTGTGTTATCCATTGTCCTCTAGGGTGAAATGAGGCCCCCGGAGGTTAATCCGAGGGCCAATTGGGGTTACTTGTTGAGCGCCCCCGAGAAGTCGGGCTTGCCAATCTCGACGCCGGGAAGCATGTCCCAGATCGTCTTGCCGAAGCGCTTCAGGCTGTCCCTGTTCTGCTGCTCCATCTGCAAGTTGCGGCCATTGACATCCTTGATGCCACGGACAGCGCTGTTGACGCCGTTGTAGACCGGGTTGTCAGTCCGCGTGATGATGGCGCGCTTGTAGCGCTCACCAGTCGGCGTCCAGCTTGGTGTTGCCGTCTCATCCTTGCCGTACTCGGGGCGGAAGATTTGGCGGGTCTTGGGATTGACCCACACCGACTTGCCACCGTCACCAATGGCTTCGACCAGACCACGAGAGGCTGCGGAAGCGTCGAAGTTCGCCTTCTTCCGGGTCTCATCGGCCTGACGCTTCTGCTCGGAGTTGGTCCACTGACGGACCTGATCGAGGCTGATGTAGCGGGAGTGGCCGTCCTTATCGTGGACCGGAACGCCAGTGCTATCCACCAGCCGGAACAGGCTGCGGGAGCCCATGGGCTGGATGGTGATGTCGTCGGCCCCGAGGTGTTGGGCGTCGAGGGCGGCGGCGTTGTCCTTAGCGAACTTGTCGATGAAGAAGTCGAACGCCTTGTCGGGGTTGTTCGGGACGACCATTCCGTCAAAGTGTAGGAGCGTTCCACGGTACGGGAAGGTGTTGGACTTCATCTCGCTGACCGCCGTCTTGGTGGCATCGTCAACGGACATTCCGGTGCCGACGTAGCGGTTGATCTGGTTGTAGAGATCGTTGCGGACGGTGGAGACCATGTTGGGCTTCATGCCCACGGTGCCGAACCACTTGTTCACACCGAGTTCATCGAGCTGCCCGTCGAGTTTGTCGAAGTCGACCCTCGGGAGGCCACCCTTGTTGCCCGGTGAGTTGAGCTGGATGGTAGCCCTAAGGGCATCGTCATCGGACCATGGGGTTCCATCTGCATGGTGACCCTGCTTCATCGCCCAGAAGTCGTCAGCGATCTGGCGATCCTTGTCGTCCCCGTACGCGGAATAGGCGTTGGGGCTCTGCTCCCTGATCTTGCGGGCTGCCTTGAGGCGTTCCAGAAGGGTTGCCTTGGCGTTCGGATCAGCCAGGGTGGTGTTGTTTGTCGCCGCTGCAAGGCCGTCGATCTGAGCCTTGAACAGGGGGTGCTGCATGTTGTTCTGGCTGAACTTCTCGATCTCTCGATCATCGGTCTCGTTGCCGTCTTCACGCATGGAGCCAGCCCTGACGCGGCTCTCACGGATGTAGTCCTTGGAGAACTGTTCCCGCTGTTCCTTCGCCGTCAGCGTCTGCTTGGTGCCATTCTCGTCGGTGTAGTCGTAGTCTTGGATCATGCCGGCAGCGCCCTCGTTGAAGAGCTGCTTGTTGACGGACTGGACCTCTGCGATCTTCGCCTCGTTCGAGATGCGGATGCGCGACTTGGCGATCTGACCGTTGATGCGGTAGACGTCGTCCTTGTGGGCATCGCTACCCGACAGGCTGATGTCCTGCCCACCGCGTCCCTTGCGGGTAGCTGTGAGAATGGCAGCGGCAACGTCAGGGTTCGTGGCGGCGAGCTTCCGAGCAATGGTCAGGCGCTCCTCGTCGAGGTCGTCGTAGTTGACCCCGAGGACGCCGTCCTTGCCGTAGTCGGTGTACGCCTTGAGCTGGAGCTGGGCGATTTCCTCAGGCTTCCGGTTCTCGTCAACCCACTTGGCTGTCAGGCCGGTGAGGCCGACGAAGGCAGCATCCTTGCGCTCTTGGACGACCTGTCCCGACCTACGCTTGGAGGCGTAGTCTAGTGCCCAGTTGACGGTGGCGTCACGGGCTCTAAGGACGGCAGCGCCGAAGTTCGGGTCGTCCAGGTTCTCTTTCGGGATGGCCGCGAACTGCTCATTGATGAAGGCGTTCGGGTCACCTTTGTCCCAGTCGAAGTCCGACATGAGATGCTCGCGGACGGTTTGGGAAACCTCGGCCCCATAGGCGGTGCCGGTGATGTTTCTCGCGGCAGCCTGAGCGCCAACGTCAGCTTCGACCGGGAGACCACCCTCGTCGATGTGCTTGCGGATGTCGGCCTGTGTCATGCCGTTCCATTTGCGCTCCGCAGCCCACTGCTCCTTCTGCTTCTGCTCGGGGGTCTTGCGATTTCCCAGTAGGGCGATCTGACCAACGGACGTGGAGAAGGACCCGAGGGCGTCTGCCAGTCGAGCGAGATTGTTGTTCTCGACAGGGCGCGGCGGTGGTGCGTAGGTGTCCGACTGCATCGGTGCCGGCGTTAGCCGAACGTTCGACTGCAGTTCGGGTGTCTGAACTCTTCCTTGTGCCATTAGGACCCTGCGAGCTGCTTCTGCTTCTGATAGGTGCCGTAAGCATCGAGACCGCCGCCGAGGATACGGATGGCAGCGTCAGCGAACGACGGCTTCTGGCCCTGCTGGACCGAGTTGATGCGCCCCTCGGCCTGAGCCTGGGTGCTGTCCATCTCCCCACGGAGGTAGTCGGACTGCATCTGATAGTTGTTGTCGAGGGTGCGCTCGTAGCGGCCCTGCTGCCCGTAGTAGTCGGCCATGAGAGCGTCCACGGAGAGACCCGTAACGCCAGCCTCGCCAGCGGCAACTTCAGCCGTGCCCCGCGCCTTCATGGCGTCGGTCTGGAGGTTCTGCGTCTCCTGAGAGGCAGCCTTGCGTTCCTGTAGGGCGCGGTTCTGGTTGGTCGCGTAGGTGTTGACGGCAGCCTTGTTCGCTGCGTCACGGTTGTTCTTGTAGTATTGCTGTTGCGCCTGAGCCTGCTGTGACTGCGCCGCGAAGCCTGCGACAGTGCTGGCAGCGGACAGGGCAAACTGAGCAACAGCCATACCGACTGCGCCGATGCACATTCGTTATGACCTCAATCTTGCAAATTCGTGGAAGGGACGCTTCTCAACGCCGAACTCATCGTGGGTCCTCAGGAACGAGAAACCCATGCGCTTGAGCCAGCGGATGTGCGTAGTGTTGCGAGCGTCTATGTGGTTGCCGAGGAGCGGGCGAACCCGGTGCAGCCTCTTGAGCCACTTAGGGGTGAGCGTGATCAGCTCTCGGCGGTATTTCATGATGGCCGGCGTGGAGACCATCCAGATGATCCCCATGTGAGGATTGCCCTTGACGGGGTCGACGCCGAACAGGCCGAAGACTTCGCCTGAAGGTTCCACGCCGGCCCACACGTAGTTGCCCTGCTGAACGAGCAGCGGCAGGACAACCTCAGGCTCCATGCCCAAAGCTGCCCTGCATTCGTCTCGATCTGCTGACCGCAATCGCGGGGCCAGTGAAGTAGCGTCGGCCACTTTGGCCCTGCGAATTGTGATCATTAAATCCTTCTGGACTTGGCGGTGTAGCTACCAATCCACTCGACGCTGAGGAGCGAGCTGGGGAGGTAGCTGTCGTTGACGATGTCGACCTGTACGCGGTCATTCTTCGAGAGGATCGGAACGCGGCACGCCCCGTCACTCAGGGTGACCGTATCGACCTTGTTCTCGGGATCGCCCATCATGCGCCCGTTGGTCACGTAGGATCGCGTGGCCTGAGCCAGCGGTGTGACCTCGATACGGAAGTAGGCGGTCTTGGA